AACAGGACAAGGACCGTGGTTCTACGGCACCGAGCCATGGAACCCAAAAACCGTTCAGAACGGCTCACAACGCTGCTGACGGCCCGTTTTCTTTCAGGCCACCCAAACGGACACCCCCGCCCAACCCGCTTTCTCTCCCTCCTGTGGGGTGGTGGGCTACCCTGTGGGGCATGGAGTATGGGGCCGCCCACCGCCGTGCTCGAGCTGAGCTGCTCGCTGATCGGCCGATGTGCGTTTGGTGCCGGGCTGCGCCGGCGACCGAAGCGGACCATGTCCCGGCGTTGGCGGCGTTTCCGCCTGGCGAGTGGCGGGGCCAGTTGGTGCCGTCGTGCGGTCCGTGTAATTGGTCGCGTGGTGGGAAGCAGGCGCATCATCGTGATAATCCGAAACCTGTGACTTCGAGGAGATGGTGATGGCTGGTAGGCATCGTGATGCTGTGGAGCGTTTGTTGGAGAAGGCCGAGGGCAACCCGGTCGAGGTTGAAACGTTGCGTGGCCTCGCTGATCGTTGGGACGAGATCGAGCAGTCGGGCGAGGGCGGCGGGCAGGTGCCCCAATTGGCCGCTGTTTTGCTGAGTTCGGCTGCGTTGCTTTCGATTCCAGAGGAAGATGCCCTAGCAGCGTTGGAACGTGAGCTGATGCGATGACGGTGACGCAGGCACCGCTTTTCGGGCTTGAGCAAGCCGAACGAACGAGCGACGACGTGTACACGCCGCCTTGGGTCTTTGAGCGGCTCGGGTTGCGGTTTGATCTTGACGTGGCATCACCGCCTGGCGGTGTCCCGTGGATACCAGCCAAGCGATACTTCACGAAAGCAGACGACGCGTTGAGCCAACCGTGGCACGGCCAAGTCTGGATGAATCCGCCCTACAGCAATTGCACACCCTGGGCGCAGCGCTTCCTCGATCATGGCAACGGCGTTGCCCTCATGTGCGTGTCCAAAGCAAACTGGACAGCGGAAGTGTTTGAGCGTGCCGATGCCGTTCACATGCCCCGCCCGTTCAAGTTTGCAAACGATCACAGCATCTTTATGCCGGTATTTTTTGCAGCAATGGGCCACGAGTGCGTCGAGGCGTTGCGGCGTTTGGGGCGCGTGCGATGAAAACGCCGGCGGCGTTGTATGCCACGCCTGCGAGCGACGCGACCAGCAAGGGCCCGCATTTGGCGCGTGTCGCCGAGCTTCTCGGCCTGGACCTGTTCGGCTGGCAGCGGCAGGTCGCCGACGTAGCCCTTGAGGTTGACGACGACGGCGCGTATCGGTATCGCACCGTTGGCGTGTCGGTTGGCCGTCAGAACGGCAAAACAGCGTTACTAACGGCACGCATCGGCCTTGAGCTTCTGGCTGGCGGTCAGGTTGCTTACACGGCGCAGGATCGAGGCGGGGCACGGCTCAAGTTCCTTGAGGCTGTGGAGCTGCTGCGCCCGGCGCTCGGTGCCCGGTTCGATCAGCTACGCCTCGCCAACGGTTCCGAAGCATTGACGATGAAGAACGGCGGCAGTCTGCGAGTAGTGACGCCATCAAGGGAAGGCGCACGCGGTCTCACCCTCGACCTGGTCGTGATCGACGAGGCGCTGGCGCACAACATGGAGCTCGTCGGCGCGCTCGGCCCGACAATGGCTACACGCCCGTCGGCGCAGTTGTGGATGGCGTCGAACGCTGGCACGAGCAGCTCGCAAATGCTCCGCCATTACCGTGACCTCGGCCGGGCCGGCGACTCGCCAACGCTCGCCTGGTTTGAGTGGGCTGCCGCCGAGCACGACGACCCGGACGCTGTGGAAACGTGGGAAAAAGCGATCCCGACGCTGCTCGAGCAGCACGGCGTCACTATCGACGCTGTCAAAGACTTCCACGGCACGATGAGCGCCGAACTGTTCGACCGTGAAATCTTGAACCGTTGGCCGTTGGACGCCGCCGACTACGTTCTCGACGTAGGCCAGTTCGCTCGGCTCATCGAAACAGACATGGCGCACGGCGAACGCCTCGCCCTCGGCGTCGATGTCTCACCCATGCGCGATACTTCTAGCATCTGCATAGCGTCAGTGACGCCCGAGGGTCGCTACCTTGTCGAGCTCGTAGACCATCGTGCCGGTGTCGGCTGGCTACCAGCCCGTATCACCGAGATCGCCCGCCGCTGGAACGCCACCGTTGTCATCGACGCCGGCGCAGCCGCCGCTTCGCTGCTTCCGCATCTGCAAAACGTGGACCGGCTCGAGGTCGGCGCACGGGACTACGCCGCAGCGTGCGGCACCATGTTTGACGCCATCCACGACGGCACGCTGGCGCATTTGGGCGACACGCTGCTCTCTGACGCTGTCGGTGCGGCTACTCGCCGCCGCCTCGGCGACCGGTGGGCCTGGAAGCGCACGAGCGACGAGTCACCAATCACACCATTAGTGGCTGCTAGCCTTGCGGTCTGGGGCGCTGTAGCTGTCCCAGATAAGCCGAAACCGATGGTGCACTAATGAAACACGTTGTTGCCCAGGCCGCCGGCCTGATCCTGTCTGTGGTCGGTATTGGCCTCGCCACGTCAAACCTGTGGGCGTCGGTTACCGCTGGCGGGCTCGCTGTCGTTGTCGTTTCCACAGCCCTCGAGGCCGGTAGGCGATGATCGGCGAACTGTTCAAGCGCACCGAAACGAGGGCGACCACGATCGAGCTGCCGCCAAGGTCGCTCACGTCGCAAGCCATCACCGGGCCGATCTCAGTCACCCGAGACACGCTGCTGTCCAGCGTTGTCGCGAACCGTTGCGTGGCGCTGATCTCGGACCAGATCGGCGCTATGCCGATGCACGTCGAACGCAACGGCGAACGCATCCCGACACCGACGCTCTTACGGGCACCAGAACCCGACCGCACCTACTCCGAGTTCATGTCGGCGTTGGTCGTTTCGATGCTGATAAACGGCAACGCCTACATTCTGCTCGGCGCACGCGACAGCCTCGGTTTCCCGCAGGCAATGGTGCTCCTCGACCCGCAAGCCATCCAGGTCACCGTGGTGGACGGGCAGCCCGTGTACCGCACCAGCAGAGGCATCATCCCGTTCGAGGACGTCCTGCACATCCGCAACTTCACGCTGCCCGGCCATGTTGTCGGCCTCGGCCCGCTTGACTACAACCGGCAAGCCATCGCTCAGTCGATCGCCGGCGACCAGTACGCCTCCGGCATGTTCACCACCGGCTCGGTGCCCGACGGCGTGCTGATGTCCGACAACGAGCTCACCAGCGACCAGGCCGTCGAGCTGAAACAGGCGTGGATCGCAGGCAACGGGGGCCGCCAACGAGGCCCAGCCGTACTGTCAGGCGGTGTCAAATACCAGCCGCTCGAGTTCTCATCGGTCGACATGGAACTGCTAGACAGTCGCCGCTACAACGCGCTCCAAGTGTGCACCCTGTTCGGCGTCAACCCGCACCTCGTCGGCGTGCCCACGACCGATTCCAAGACGTACAGCAACGTTCAACAGGACTCGCAGTTTTTCGTCCGGTTTACGTTGCGGCCGCTGGCTGTGAAAATCGAGCAAGGGCTGTCGACGCTGCTACCTCGAGGGCAACGGGCACAGTTCAACATGGACGCGCTGTTACGGGCAGCGACGTTGGAGCGTTACCAGGCGCACGAGATCGCCCTGCGGGCTGGTTTTATGACTGTCGACGAAGTCCGAGCCCTTGAAGGGATGGGAGCAGAATGACCGAAATCGAGAACCGCACGATCCCGTTTGACGGCATCGAAACCCGTGTCGACGACGACGGTTTCCGGCACCTTGTCGGCGTGGTCGTCCCGTGGTCCGGTGAATACCGGATGCCGTCCGGCGTCACCGAATCGTTTGAGCGTGGAGCGTTCACCAAAACCCTCGCCGAACGAGGCGACCGCATCCCGCTCTACCAGCAACACGAAAGCCGCACGACGCTTCCCGTCGGCACGTCTATTTCGTGGCAAAACACGTCTGACGGGCTGATCGCCGATTTTCGTATGGCACGCACCGAACGCGCCCGAGAAGTCCTCGAGCTCGCCGATGACGGCATGGTTTCGGGCCTGTCGGTTGGTTTCATCCCGATCCGTAACCGGTCCGAGATGCGAGGCGACCGCCAGCACATCGTGCGCGTCGAAGCCCGCATGGACCACGTTGGATTTGTTGCCGTTCCCGCCTACGACGACGCTCGAGTCCTCGCTGTGCGCCACTTCGACCCTGACGACGCCAGCGCTGCGCCACGCCTCGCCCGTCGTCGCGCCGAGTTCCTTACATGAGCCTAAAGTCGGAGCAGATCACCGTCGGGCTGACAGCGGTGCGAATCCTGACCGCTAACAACGTCAATCGGCGTGTCTACTTGCACGACGATTCAAGCCACCCGATATACCTGGGCGGCTCTGATGTCACCACGTCAAACGGGCTCGAGGTCAACAAAAACGCCCAAATCGGTTTGTATGTGCCTGCCGACTGCGAACTGTGGGCCGTATCCGGCAACGCTGACCAAAGCATTTCGATTCTGTACCTAACCGACTAATGCCGTGACGTGCCGCCGCTGTGCGGTATTATCACCAAACACGACGCGCCGCAGTTGACGCCGCTCGGTCGCTCCGAGCACCTTGACCGCACCCGACGGAACCCGAAAAACTCCGACCCGAAGGGCAAACGCTAATGCGTCTACTTGACCAGCTTGTCGCCGAACGCGCCGAGCTCACCGAAACCGTCGAAGGCATCCTTACCCGTGCCGCCGACGATCATCGCGACCTCACCGACACCGAGGACGCCAACCTCAACGACCTTAAGACCAGGGCCGACGCCCTCGACGCTCGCATCGCCGAGCTGCGTGACTTGCAGGTCAGCAACCTTGAGGCCGCAGCGATGCGCGCCGAGGTTTCCGCGACCGCCGAACCCGAGAGCCGTGCAGCCGCCGGCGTTGTGCACGTCAAGGACGAACCGCTCACCTACTCCGAGACCCGCTCCGACAGCTTCTTCTCGGACCTGTACCACTCGCAGGTTTACGGCGACCTTGAGGCAACGGACCGTCTCCGCCGCCATCGCGAGGAAATGGCTGTTGAGCATCGTGACGGCACGACCGCCAACTACGCCGGCCTGGTCGTCCCGCAGTACCTGACGCAGCTCGCAGCTGAGCTCGCCCGTGCCGGTCGGCCGTTCGCCGATCAGTGCACCGGCCTTCCGTTGCCGCCCGATGGGCTTTCGGTCAACATCTCGCGCGTTACAACGGGGTCCTCAGCAGCCTCCCAAGCGGCTGAGAACGACGCCGTGTCTGAAACCGACATCGACGACACGCTGCTCACGGTTGACGTGCGCACGATCGCCGCAGGCCAGCAGCTCAGCCGTCAGGCGATCGAGCGTGGCACCGGCATCGACGCCCTCGTTGCCGCCGACATGATGGGCGCAATGGCGACCACCCTCGACAACCAGCTCCTGAACGGCTCCGGCTCGTCCGGTCAGCTTCTCGGCCTGACGAACGTGGGCGGCACGAACGGCGTGACCTACACCGACGCGTCGCCGACCGCTGCCGAGCTTTACTCGAAGATCGTGGACGGCATCCAGCAGGTCAATAGCAACCGCTATGCGGGCGCTGACCTGATCGTCATGCACCCACGCCGGCTGGCGTTTATGCAGGCTGGCGTCGACTCGAGCAACCGCCCGCTGGTCGTTCCGACTCAGAACGTGCCGCAGAACGCGATGGGTGTCGGCCCGATCGCCGGCTACGGCAACACCGGAGCGAGCATCGCTGGCCTCCCGGTCGTCACCGACGCCAACGTCGTCACCAACGCAGGCGCAGGCACCAACGAGGACGAGATCTACATCGTCCGCCGTGCCGACATGCTCCTGTTCGAGGACGCTGGCAGCCCCGCAATGGTGCGCATGGACCAGACCGCCGGACTCAACCTGACCGTCACGATGGTCGCCTACCAGTACGCCTGCTTCGTTGCAGGCCGCTACCCGGCGAGCATCTCGGTCATCTCCGGCACCGGCCTCGTCACCCCGACCTTCTGATAGGTCACCGCTCGCTGCTCGAGGCTCCGGCGGCATCCAGTCTCCGCCGGGGCCTCGGGTAGCACCATCCCGAAAGGTCCACCATGAATCTGTGGGAAAAGCAGGCACCAGCTCGGATCAAGAAGCCAGCCGACAAGGCTGCGCCCGAACCCGCCGAAAAGCCCGCCAAGAAGCCGGCGAAGAAGGCCGCCAAAAAGTAGATGGCCTACACGACGCTGCCGATCCTCAAGGACTATCTGGGCATCCCGTACAGCACCGAGTCGGAAGATACGCCGCTCACCGCTGCGATCAACGCCGCCCAGGAGCTAGTCGACGGCTACTGCAACGAAACGTTCGAGACAGTCTCCGAAGCACGCGTCTTTCTCGCTGGCGACCCCGAGCTGCTGCTAGTTGACCGGTTCAACACCACGACCGGCCTCGTCGTCAAAACCGACACCAACAACGACGGCACCTACGACACGACGCTGACGATCACCACCGACTTCCTGGTGCAACCGTTCAACGCTGCGCCGTACAACGGCCTGTTAAACGTGTCAGGCGACTGGCCGAGGTACGACAGCCAACGCCCAGGCGTCGAGGTGACCGCAGCGTGGGGCGATCAGATCAGCACCGGCGTCCCGTACGGCATCCAACAGGCGGCGCTAATCCTCGCCGCCCGCCTGTATCAGCGCAAAGCGTCGCCGCTCGGCATCGTCACCGGTTTCGCTGATTACGGCATCGCCCGCATCTCGCGCACCGACCCGGACGTGGCCGCCTTGTTGCAGCCTCACAAACGCATCGGCGTTGCATAGTGGCCGACTACGGCGCGATCAAAACCGGCCTAGCCACGCGCCTTGAGGCCGTCACCGCTACACCGTTCCTGACGATCTACGACACGGTTCCTGGTTCGGTAACCGTGCCGTCGGCTGTTGTCGTCCCGGCACGCCCGATCGCCACCTATCACGAAACGATGGTCGGTGCTGGCGGCAGCCTCACGGCGTTTCGGTTCGAGATCGTCGTGATGTTGCAGAACATGACCGAGGAATACTCCCAAAACGCCCTCGACGCCCTCATCTCGGGCACCGGTTCTGTGCCGGCAGCGATCGAAGCCGACCCGACATTGGACGGCTCAGCGCTGACGTGTCAGGTCACCCAAGCCACCGATTACGGCATAGTAGAGTGGGCTGACAGCGCCTACATCGGCGCACGATTCCTCGTGGAGGTCCACGCCAGATGAAATACACCGTGAAATCGGATCGGCTCGCCGGGCACGCCCAGGGCGACACCGTCACCGATGACGACCTCGAGGGCGCAAACGTGCCCGCACTGATCGCCAGCGGGCACCTGTCCGCCGATGAACCCAAGAAAAGCCGCAAGTCGGCAGAACCGGAAAGTGAGGCCGACTGATGGCCGTATTCAACCAGAACACCGTCACAGTCACGATCAACTCGGTCGACCTGACGGATCACATCACCAGCGTGACGTTCACCAACAGCGCTGCTGAGCTCGACACAACTGCTATGGGCGATGCCAACATCACCCGGATCGGTGGCCTTCAAGACGGCAGCGTTTCCATCGAGTTCCTTCAGGACTTCGCTGCGTCCGAGGTGTGGGCGACCCTTGACACGCTGCTCGGCACGGTCACCACCGTCGAAGTCACCCCGACCTCGGACGCTGTGGCCGCCACGAACCCGAAGAAGTCGGTGTCGTGCCTTGTCACCGAAGTGCCGTTCATTGACGGCGGCGTCGCCGACCTCGCCACCATCTCGGTCACCTGGCCGATGAGCGGAGCGGTTACTACCGCTACCTCATAACAGAAAGAGAGCATCATGCTCGACCTGTCAATAACGACAAGACTGGAAGGCGAGGATGAACCCATCCGCAGCACCCCCAACATGGGCACCGTGCTGCGGATGGAGCTTCACTTCAAGCTCGACTCCGGCATCGAGGCGCTGCAGCGCATGAAACTCGAGCATTTGTGCTGGCTGGCGTGGGAATGCCGACGAGCCGACGGCCTCACTGTGCCGCCGTTCGACAAGTTCCGGTCGCAGCTCGCCGACATGAACTTTGAGACAG